ATAGTTTAAGTAAATTAGCTATGGATATTTACAATGATATAACTGATAATAAACATTTAGAACATCAGAAAAGATACAGACGGGAACAGCTTCAAAAGGAAATAGACTATGACTTCGGATCATGGCGATGATAAGCCAATTAAAAAACAATCAATAACAATGACTACTATTGTTGGTAAAGCAATAGAAGCTATAGTTGCTTATATTGTATTGTTTTTCTTTAAACCAGTATGGGACAAATTAGTAGGTTGGTGGAATAAAAATGACAAAAATTCATAGTGCTAAGTTAGTTAGTGTAACCCCAGACGCAGAAAAAAATATAGCGTATTGTGCTAGGGTGTCCAACCCAAACAATCAAGATAGCAATAGTATTGCCGGTTTACTTAATTATTGTATTAAGCATAAGCATTGGTCTATATTTGAGATGGCATTTATGACTCTTGAGATTAATACTAATAGAGGTATTGCTGCACAGATATTAAGACATAGAAGTTTTACTTATCAAGAATTTAGCCAACGATATGCTGATGCTAGTTTATTAGAAGATAATATACCAATACCAGATTTAAGAAGGCAAGATCATAACAACAGACAGAATAGTATAGATGACTTAGATGGTTATAAATATACGATGTACAAAACACAGATGAGAGAACTGTTTGCTAAATCAAAATATTTATATGATCTTATGTTGAAAGATGGAGTAGCCAAAGAGTGTGCTAGATTTATATTGCCACTAGCAACTCCCACTAGAATATATATGAGTGGTAGTATTCGTAGCTGGATTCATTATATAGATTTAAGAAGTGCTAATGGTACTCAAAAAGAACACATGGATATTGCTTTAAGTTGTAAAGATATTTTTAAAAATCAGTTTCCAGTTATATCAGTTGCATTAGGATGGGCAGAAGATGATAAATAATTTATTACATTATATAGGATTATGTCCATGTTCTCATTTTCATATTGATTTAATGGACGTTTTCTTACTATTTCCATTTGTGTTTATCTGTATGAAATCTACAATAACAAGTTGTATGTCTTTCTTTAAAGTTTAGCTTGACAGTTGCCGATACATATATTATAATCTTCTAGTGGAGGCAACAACTATGCAATTCGGACTATGCTGTATATCTCTTGATCTTCAAGAACTAGAAGAACCATACAAGTTTCAGACTATGACGTACAAGCGTTTTAGTTCTCTTCCTCGTAACGAAGCATTAGAGATTTTAGGTTCTCGTATTCTTAACAATATGCAGGTGACTCATGCTACCATTCAACACTGTGCAGAAAACGATTATTGCTATAGGATCAGCAGTGATTTATTTCCTCTTATTACTTATACTGCTGCCGATATTAGCTTACACGACCTCCCTCAGTATACTGACATCGTGGAGGAAATAGCAGCAATCAAGCAAACTATACAAGATACAGGTGTTCGTGTATCTTGCCATCCAAGTGAGTTCAATGTTCTTGCATCTACTAATACCGATGCAGTTAACAGAACTATTACAGAACTAAATTTTTACTCAAAGTTCCTTGACATGATAGGTTGTCCTGCCGACTATAATTGTCCTATGAATTTGCATATCAATAATCGTGAAGGAACTAACGATGAGGTGGTTGACAGGTTTATACAGAATTTCAATAGACTTGACGATAACTGTCGTAATCGTCTTGTTATTGAGAATGACGACAAACTTAATTGCTGGTCTGTTAAACAACTGGTAGAAGATTTTCACCCCAAAACCAATATACCAATTACATTCGATTATCTGCATCATGCCTGCCATCCTGACGGGTGGACAGAGGAACAAGCAGTTCTAGCCTGTGTAGATACATGGCAAGGCTATAGGCCACTTTTTCACTACAGCGAATCTGCACCGGGAAATAATCCACGCAAACATGCTGATTATGCAGAAAAAGATTTCTATCAGTACGGCGAAATCGACTATGACGTAGACATGGAACTAAAAATGAAAGACAAAGCAATAGCTAAATTTATGGAAGGTGTATCTATATGAGTGGATGGTTAATCGTACTAACTGGTCTAATTTACCTATATGTAAGTGTTGAACAGTTATTGAAAGGTAATCCCGGTATGGGTATTGCCTACTTTGGATATGCTTTCTCCAATATCGGATTATATCTATTAGCATCTAAATAGGGAGCAATTATGAAAGAACCACAAAAATTTTCTATGTCCACAGGCTTACCAGTAGATAAAGATGCAGAAGTTAAGCATTATTCTCTTAGTTCAGATGATGGTGGCGCAGAAAAATCTTTTTTAAAATTTATTGAAGATCAAAAAGAGAGTAGACGACTTTATCAAGAAAGATTAGAAAAAATTAGAAAAGAGAATAAAGATTCTGCTTGACAACTGCCGATAAGTATGGTATACTGGTAGTATCAGTTTAATTCACAGGAGACTAAAGATGCCTAAAGGTAAAAAGACTTGCGAGAAATGTGGACATGAGTGTGGCCCAAGAGCATATATGTGTCCAGAGTGTCAACATCCGTTTATGTTTGCTCCAAAGAGTAAAGAAAAAAGAACTACTCGTTTAATTAGAAAGTTTGATTGGAGAGAACTACAGAAGGGTGATAGAATTAAAGCTACTGGAGGCCCATACTCTGTAGTAGATGGTGAATATATTCCTATGGGTTGTAGAGGAAAGTTTACTGTCATAGGTACTGATAAGAATGGTATTATAGCTTATGGAGTAAAAGAAGGTGGATTCTGTCATATTTGGATGGGTGAAGATGATATTGATCCATTGACAAGGATTCACAGAACCAAACATAGGCTTGCTAAAATACAACCTAAGAAGGTTAAGGCAGCATAATGAAAGACAATAAGGAATATGTTATTACAGATACAGAAGAGTTTGCCTCATTGATGAGAAGTACAGCAGCAACAAGTTTAGCTGAACAATATCTAGGTAGAACTAAAGAATATGACGATGATGATTTAAATAATTTTGTTACTCTAAATCAAATACAAACAATAATACATGAAGAAAGTTTGGGACAAGATGAAGAGTCGCAATACATTATTGATTCCGATATTTTTGAACACATTTTTGACCAAGTAAGAAATATGATATATCAATCAACTATGTGCCAACTTGCCGCTAAAGGCTATGTTGAATGTGCATGGGATGACGAAAAAAATAAAATGGTTTTTTGGGTTGACGGTAAAAAGGACAAAAACTATAATAAGTAAGATTTTTGTTAGTGGCGACAAGAATCTTTTGTTTTCAAGGATGCCACAATTTAAGAGGTGCTTAATGACAAAGCAAGATAAGGTTTTGAATTATTTGACTAGAGGTAAGACTCTTAGCCAAGATAGTGCGTATAGCATGTTTGAAGTAGGAAATCTTCGTGCTACTATTAGTGACATCAAGCCTGCACTCAAGAAGAGTGGTTTCACAGTAGTTCGTTCTACTGGTAGACAGGGTGAGACTCGCTATGGTGCTAGTAAGACTCGACGCAGAGCAACTTCTCGTCGGTAAACGGAATTATTTTCAGTGGCCCAGTTAAAGCCATTTAGGGTATGTCTAATACATTATTATTAAAAAGGATATAGATAGTATGGCTTCCTATCACACTGAAATTCATCCCGCTACTTATATATTATGGTTACTACTTATGGCTAGTATTGTAACAAACTTTGTTCAACATTCTCAAATAAAAAGACTTGACAAACAACTTGCACCTGTTATAATTAGACAACATATTGAAGCATTTACACAACCTTTGGAAGAAAGAGTAATATAAAACAATATACATAGCGAGGATAGCTTCCTTGCTATAGGACGGTGACTGAAAATGTGCCAGCAAGCATGAGGGTACAACAGTACATGACGCTCAGAGGGACGGGCAAGTGCCATACAACTTTGAGATAGTGGTTAAAGTAGGGAAATCTGACAGATCATGCCCTGAAATTTGGAGGTAACTAACTGTAAATCCTCCCCGTCCAACAATACAAACCGGGGGCGTACTGGTTTCGACAGGTGAATAGAAGTATAGATCGCATCGACTGGTTGATCTAAAGGCCAGTTTAAAAATAGATCACATTTTAGTTGCCGATACTTCTGTATTAGCACTCGCTGCTTAGTGAGGGAGGTTGCCTAAACCTTCTCGCCCAATTAGGCTGACTCCGATAATCGGATAGGGAATTTATACCTGAATTAAATATAAAGATAAGTGTAATCACTTTGACGTTGGAAAGACAAACAGTTTTGTCTGTAGTATTAATAACAACAGACTAACGATGTAGAAGTTTATGTGGAATTTATACTGGACAGGGGTTCGATTCCCCTC